GCATAAACATCTATTGCATCTTTTTCATAATGTCTTTTCTTGGTAAACGAACCACGCCTAAAGTCATATTCCCATGACACTCTATGGTTTCTTATTTTAGATTGTGTTTTAACCTGACACTTATATAGCTTATGGTCAACGTCAAAGATAATGTCTGCTTCTGCACTATGTGGAACGATAACCACAGTATCAGCATATAAAGAAAGTAGCGAGGCTACTAAGTATTCTCCAGATCGGCCAACTCTTTCTGATTGGCGTGGCATGGGGTTATTGTGGTGGAATTATATTATTTTGTTCTGGTAATTGTTTTCCAGGCTCACTTATAGAAACTAAATAAGCAGTTCTTCTTACTGCCTCATTAGTATCAACACCTGTCTTACCAAGTCTTACTAACTCTTCTACAGAATTATCTTTTGTAAAAACATTTGCTAATTGTCTAATTGCTCTTTGTTGTAATTTTTCATCTAATTTACCAGCAAATTTAACGCGCCACATAAAAGAACCTATTTGTGCAAGGTCTCTTGGTAAAAATTTTGGATCAATTGGTGTTCCTGGGCTATCTATATTTACAATTCTTCCAGTTCTTTTTAAAACTTCATTAAAATTATTCCAGCCTAAAATTAAATCATTTGGGTTTATACCCTTTGCTTCTGCTACACCCCTTAAAACAGAATTAAAATTTGCCTTCGATGCATCATCTCCTATTAATCTTTTGTATAAATTAAAACCTGTTTTTGCACTTTCACCAGCTTCTTTTAAAACAAAAGCTTTATTTGCTTGGCTTTCTATATAAATTCTTGCTAATGTTGGGAAAGCATCAGGATCTGTTTTGTTTAATATTTCATAAGTTTTTTTAATTTCAGCAGCACTTCTTTTGTCTGGATTAAATATAAAACTTTTTACTTTATTTATATCAACATCACCTTTTAATAATCCTTTTAAGTTATCTTTTACAGGGACAACAAGTTCTTCACTTAATCTTGCGTAGGTATTTTTTGCAGCTTTATAATTTGGATTGGTTTTAAGAATGTCATCAAGCATATCTATCACACCAGTCTTGGATTCGTTAGATAAAACTTGTAAAGTACCAGAATCAATGCTGGTTGTTTCTTTCAAAGCTGATTGTAAATAAAAATCATCTACTTTTTTTCTAAACTCTCTTAATACTAAATCTAAATTATTAACATTTGTTTGTGGTATTCTTTTCCTTTTTTTAACAACTTCTGTCGAGGGCAGACCAAACTCATCAACAATTAATATATCTTCGTCAACTTTTGTATCAGGAGCTTTTGTTAATCTTCTTTTTAATTTTATAAGTTCATTATAAACAGGACCGCTATCACCGCCTTGTGCTATTCTTGCATCAATATCATCTAAAAGCTCTATTACTTGACTTTCATTTACAAACTCTTTATTTGAAACAGTATAACCAGATTTTTGTGAAGTTATTGTTCTTTCATCTTTTGCTGTTTTTAAAGCTTTTTTTGCAGAAGTGCCAATATTTTGTAAAGCATCATCTAAATATTCTGGTTTTTCGGCTAGCTCATCCATTAATCTATTAGCAATATTTTTTAATTCTTTTGGTCTATCTTTTAAATAGTTAAACATAATTTGACCGCCCTTTTCAGTTCCATAAATATCAGCAGCTAGTCTTTGTATTACTTTGTTATCTATTAATTCTGGGGCTGTTATTTTTACAGAGTTGCCAAACTTATCTTTAATTTTTTGTTCTAATAATATTGCAGCACTAAGTTCAGCATCATCAACTCCTTTTAACGCTTGGTTTGCTATTTGTGCGGCTCTACTAGGACTTGTTAAATATCCAGTTATACCAACAGTAGCTAATGTTAGTGGTATTTGGGCAGCAAGCGGTGCGCCTGCTTGTTCTAAGCCAAATTGTGTTGTTCCAGCTGTTGTACCTATTGCTGTGGCTTGTGCAAGACCTTTGCCTGTTCTGGCTACAGCAGCTCCTGGTGTTATAAACTCAGATAATGTTTGTGCATATTTTCCTAGTGGAGTTTTTGACTCATATTTTGTTACTGCTTCTGCACCTGGTATTTGTTCAACAACATCTGTTATTTGTTCATAAGTTGGCATATAACCACCAAATAATTTTTCTGTTATTGGCCGTGTTGCTAAAGACGGTAATGGTAAAGCCATACCTCTAAGATTTCTTAGTGCTTCAAAATATTTTGTAATAGGTTGTTTTTTTCCAATATCTTCTGGCTTTGGTGTTGGTGTAACAACAGCCTCTATACCTCTTTCAAGCATACCAGGTAAACCTGCTGTACCAGCTATACCTTTATAAGCACCAGTTGCTATTGATCTTCCAATATCAACTGCTCGTTCTTTTTTAGTTAAAGGTGCTGGTTGTTGCGCAGCAATATATTCCTTCGCTTTTGCAGTAGCTTCAGCTTGTTTACCTTCATCACCCTCAATTTCTAAAATTGAACCGTCAGGCAATTCAAATTCATATATTACTTGTGCCATTTTATAATTTTATTCTAACTCTTGGTATGCCGTCTGTTGTACTTGCTGTCGGTATTGGTTGTTGAATAAATGGATCTACATAATATGGTAATTCTGGTAAATCTTTTAATTTATTAACATAAGCCTCATTTTCGCTTGTAGCAATATCAAAATTAATATCTCTATAAAATTCATCTCTTAAACTATTTGAAACGTCTTTTAAAACTGCACTTCTACCAGATGCACCAACACCACCAGTTACAATTCTAAGAGCATTTTCATAATCTTTGTCAGAAAGACCTCTTCCTTCTTGTCCTCTTGCTGCTGCAAATAAATATGCTAAGTCTCTAATTCTTGAACCAGACACTCCAGAGGCTTGTGATGCTTTTTGTATTAAATCACTAAAATCTTTTCCTTCTAACGAGGTGCTTGTATCTTGTATATATTTATATACTTTTGTATCTTTTGCATTTGACAATAAATTAGCACCAGCGTCTATATTTTGTATTACACCATCAATAAATTGTACAGCAGTACCTACAGCTAACGCTGAAGATGGTTCGCTGACAAATTTATCTGCTAATTCAGATGCTTTAATTATAATATTTTGTGTAGCCAAATATTTAGATCTTATAGGACTAAAATCTACATCTTTACTGCTTTCAAATTTTTCAGTAAATCCTAGTGGCTGTATGACTGCGCCAGCTTTGTTTATTTCTTGTATTTTTTCATCTGTTAATTTACTGTCTCTAATGTTGTAGTCAACTTTTCCGCCAACTGTTACTGTTCTTAAAGGGTCAGAAACCGCACTTTTACCACCTACTGTTGGCGATCTAAGTGCGCCCACAACTTTACCCTGTGCTTCTAATTCACCAATTTTTTGAGTATCTGTTTTTAATACAGTTCCAATTAGCCTCTTTGTTTCTGGGTCATATACTCCAAACCTTTCTACCGAATCAGATTTTGTAGCACCAGCAAACATACGAGGGTCTAAGCCAGCTTGATATAATCTAACCATATCAGCATATCTTGGGTCTTGTGCAAGTTGTTGTAATAATTTATCTTGCTCTGCTTGTTGTTGTTGTGTTTCAAGTTGCTGTTGTAAACCCAAAGTTCTACCAACAGGGTCGCCGCCACGCAAACTTTCAGACAATGCTGCTAAACCAACACCAATGTTTTGCCTTCTTTGTAGTTGTTGTTCTGGTGTTAGTGGTGTTTTTGGTTTTCCAAATGCCATAATTAAATATTAAATAAATTTGGTGGTAAATTAACTTGACCAGATTGATAACCTGATCCAACCAACCCACCTGGATTAAAGTTGTAACTTTGCATAGGTGGAACAATGCCACCATCTGCAAATGTTTGTACTCCTCCACGATTAAAAAAATTGCTTAAACCACTAAAAGGATTTATACCACCTAATGCTAATGAACTACCAAGACCTGCTAATCCGCCTAGCACGCCCATAGGGCCAGCTGTTGATTCGGATGTGCTTGTCTGACCAACTAGTTGAGGCATCATGCCCAAACCTTGGCCTAATAAGCCTAACTGATATGCTGGATATTGTTGTTGTCTCATAAATTCGCTAAAGTCAAAGTCTCTTTGTGCTTGTCCTATGCCTCTTGATAGACCACCATAACCACCAAGTAATCCTAATGCTTGTTGTTGTCCACCCAGTAAACCACTTAATAAGCCAGCTTGTTGTTGTCTAGCTCTAAGCTCCATTTCTGGTGCAAACATTGCCATCTGTTGTTGTCTTGCAATATCTGACTCTGCTGCTCTTTGTGCTTGCTCATAGCCTGCTTGTCGTAAACCAGCAACTGTTCTAAGCTTTTCTTCTTGTAAAGGTCTTAATGCTTCTTGCTCGTAGATGGTACCTCTTGAACCGCCAAACGCGCCTGCACGCATGGCCACATCTTGCGCCTGCTGTCTTTGAATATCTTCTGCTCTGCCAATATCTTCTAACGCTAGATCAATAACTTGTTGTTGATACGGTGATTGGTATGCGCCTATGTCTACGTCTAATAAAGACTGCACGTCTCCCACTTGTGGCACAGCTTGACCAGCCAATTGTTGTAATTGTGTAGTAGGGTCATAACCAAAAGCAGTACCAAATAAGCCTTGTATGCCTTGGCCCATCTGTAGTTCTTCTGGGGATAAACCAGCTATTCTATCGCCAGTATAGCCTTGGAATGGAATGTCAGCTGCTTGTTGCGCACGCTGATAATAGTCCATATACAAGTCTTTCTGCCAATCTGGTAGCGTTGCTTCTTGTGTTGTTGTTTGTTTTCCTTTACTCATAAATCTTTTCTAATTAGATATTCTGTTTCAAATCCTAGATGTTTTAGTTTCCTAATCCATCCTTTTCTGCCACCGCCATATAGTCTTTTAACTCCACAGGCTTTGGCATAATCTTCTATGTGTGGCAACATTGCTTCTAACTCTTGGTAGTTACCGCCACAAAACAATAAATTCATTGCAGTATTTTGTGGGAATACTACAAATTCTGTTACAAAAGCAGAGTTCTTTCCTGCCCACAATAAGAATATTCCTTTTTCTATTTTATCTTCTATATCCTTAATTGTATAGTTATCTTGATACTTAACAGCTTTTGCTATATAGGGTTTACACCTTTCCCATTCAATTTCCCAAGGATCTTTCTTCGCTTGGTTTATATCAACTACCTTATTAGTCGCCTCTTGCATATTCTACAATACTCATATGTATATCTAAATTACCAGCATGGTTGCCTTGTACTTTTATTATTTCTCCTTGATGAATAATAATAGGTCTTTCTAATAACTCTGAAGTGCTATTAGCACTTATAACCTTGCCATTAAAAAGATTAAAAGTATCAGAACCATGTGTATTAGTAACATCTATTTGTGTTTGTTGTCCTTGATGTTCACATACTAAAAATGATTGTATTACTGAAAAAGTAAAATCATCTCCTGATGGAGCTGTATAAACCGTATAGTCAGTATTAGCTAAAGTAATATTAATATGTACGTTTTCAGCTCTTTGTATATACTGTCTTTGTGAGGATAAATCCATTATCTTCTACCTCTTGGTTTGCCATCTACTCGTATTTTACCAACTTGAAAATCTTGGGTTAGTGATCCTGTTACTTTCATAGATACTTGTCTTGCACTAAACCTTGCATCGGTATAACCGTCTGTATCAAAAGTAAAGTTACCAAAATCTGTTTCTGCACCAAGCGGTGTAAACCTACCTTTAAATCCTACTGTTATGCCTGGTAATGTTGCTGCTTCTTCATCTGGAATAATCTGATTTACTTGTACCACTCTATCGCCATTACCTATTTCTATTGGTGCGCTTTCACAAAATGGTACTTGCGTTCCTATTCCTGGTGAATCAAATAAAACTCTCTTATCATGCTCATAGACATTACCACTTGAATCACATGCTAATGGGTAATCAAATACACCTTGGTCTACCCAACAGCTTCTATCCATTGATCCTATTGACCATACGTTATCCAAGTAATTCCAAATAACATATTTGTTTGGTGTTGATTGATAGTCATCGCCAACTGGAAAGAACCACCATATTTCATTAAAGTCTATATTATGTGTGCCAAAAGTATTTTCTTGATTTTCAACTCTTATGTTATCAAAAATAAAATCATGCACATCTGACTTAAGTTCTCTTAGCTTTCCATCAAATGTAAAGAATGAGTTTTCACCTATCCAAGATAAAAATCCACCAGATGATGCTATGGCTCTTGGGCTGATAGCTTTACAGTTTACACCAGCATCTTGTACACCATATACAAAAGGTGAGCCTACATAATAAAGCCTATTAATACCAACATCTGTAAAAATAATAATATCGTTCTGCCATTTAACCGCATATAAAGCTCTACCGCCTGTTGGTATTTGCAGATCACCTGCTGTATTTCTAGCAGTAGATGTCCAGTTAGTATTATCTTCTCTATCTGACCAAGATACTCTTCTTGGATCTGTGTATGATCCTATGGCTATTAAATGTCTTTCATTACTAACTATAATAGCTTGACAGCCTATTGGAGAATTACTGATTTGTGTAGCTATAGTATCTGGTGATCCTGATCCTGCATCTGGTCTCCATTGGTATATCTTACCGTCACTAGAACAACAGAAGACTAAATGCTCTCCCCAGTTATCAAATGAAAAATGATCTACTTTAAGTGCTAGTGTAGATGTTGATCTTTCGTCACCGTAATCTTCTTCACCGTAATCGTATGTACCGTAACCAGTTGATGAATTTACTATATCGCCTACAAAACCTGACGGTGTTATATCTATCCAAGCATCTTCATAAAATACATAGACTTTGCTTCTAGTGCCAACTGCTAAAACTTTTTCTCCGTCATTGGTTCTATAAGAATACATAGCTATTGGTGTGCCTACTAAGGTAGTACCTTCAAAATTTGTCCAACCGCCTATTGGTTTTAGATAACCGTTTTCAAAACGTACTAAATCACCATCTACCCAACGTCCTTTGTTAGCGTAGTCAGTACCGTTTTTTACTATTCCTGCGGGTGGTGTAATTGGGTATAGGGCCATTGTCAGCTCCTATACTGTACGTTTCCACATATATGCAACTATGTATGGTTGTAAGTTATTATGCGCTTCACCGCCACCTGTGGCTTG